TAGAGCCTTACCACGAGTAAGACGATTCATGCTTTTCTCCTAACTAGAAGTTGATTGAATCAGGCTACGCAGGATGCGAAGAAGTAACCGAGGTCTGAACCGATTACCTTGTTATCCCACGCCATTTGAGCCTCAATGCGGTCTGCACGAAGTTCTGGCATACGGAAACGAGTGATTCCGATGTTTGCACCCATTCCGTCTGAAACTCCACGCCATGCGAAGGTGTAACCTGCCGATGGGGTCAAGATTCCAGGAGTTGGGGCAACATAGTAAAGCGCTGCGTTCTTGCCAGCAATGTTGCTGAACGAGTTTGCTGCACCTTCTGCACCAGTGTTGCGGATTGCACGAGCAACCAAGATACGGTCAACACCGAAGAAACGGGCAAGAATGTCTTCCGTGACATTTTCTGCACTCGTGTACTTCACACGGTCAACAATGTCTGGGTGGTGACGGAGTTGACGGAATACTTCGTAACCGACAACCATCGTATTTGGCAAGAAACCAGTGCTATTGAGCATAGTTGCCTTACCAGTTTCAACATCGCCAATTGGGTCTGACGAAGTGTAGTTACTCCACAATGCTGATGGAGTTACATCGTTTGCCCATACACCAGAGGTGAAGAAGTCTGAAGTCCACTGAACTTCTTGGCGCATCAACATACGCTGAGTGATGAACTGAGTTGCATCACGGTCTGGGTTCAATGGAGTGTCTGCGTTTGCACGAACTTGGTCGTCAACATCCTTGTGGAATGCGTAAACCTGTGTGCTGTAGGTTGAGGTAGCAAGCGTGTAGCCCGAACCTGCTGATTCAGTTGCTGGCGCACGAAGTTGTGCCTCATCCCTGAACCAATCACCCTTGTTGTAGGTGAAGTACTTGTCTGACTGCTTCTCTACTGGAATGAGTGGGAACACTCGGTTCGCAATGTATGAGGCTTGGTCTTGAATGTAAGCGACAGAAATGTTCGTGAGGATTGCATCAACATGAACATCGTTTGCGGTTGGCTGTGCCATAACTTTTTCTCCTGATTCTTTTCTTTGTTAGACCTTACGCTGCCCGATGTGGGTTAGCGCAGTTGACGAGTACTGAACCGACAACACCAGCAGCGCCAGTGGTTACGAGTACAGTTCCTACGACATATTCCGTGGTGTCAGTTCCAGCGGTCTTTGCATCTGCCTGACCGTCTGAACTCGTTCCAATCAAATCGCCAATCGCAAGTGCTGCGTTTGAAGAAACTTTGGTGAGTCCAACTACAACAATTTCTGCTGCTTGACCAGAGGTTGGGTTGTTCTGAAGTACGCCAACTGGAATGTCGGTTGCTCCTGAACAAACAACTGCTTTTCCTGAAGCGTTCAACTTCACGAAGTAGTACTGCGAGGAAGACAGGTCAGCGCCTGCTTCAAGCGTGATTTTGAATGGTTGTGAGCCTTTGTATGCCATGATTATTTTCTACTTTCCTTCACGGATGTATTGGTTGTAAAGATTAGCGTCAGCCTCAACTGCTTTCGCAATTGATTGCTCACGAGTCATTGAAGGGTTGCTTTGGCGTAACGCTGCGGCTGCCTTCTCAATGATGGACATAGGACCATCACCGTCGGCTGTATTTGACTTACCGAACTCAACGAACAAACCTGATTTCGCAAGGTTTGCATTTGCAGAAGTGAGTACTTGCCAAATTGCATCAAACTGTTCGTTTGTCAACTGGTCAGCGATTCCCTTCAAAACAACACCGAACTCTTCTGCCTTTACTGACAGATTTGACAAGGTTGAAGCCTTGCTAACGAATTCTTGCTCTAGGCGATGGTCACGCTCTGCCTTAGCAATTGCTTCTGCTGCAGATGCTCGTTCTTCCAAGCCCTTGACAAGTTCAACTAGGCGAGGGTCAGCCGACTTGAAGATTTCTTCATCTTTAGCCTGAGCCTCAGCATCGGCTTCTTCAGCCATTTTCGTGATTTGTTCAACGAGTTCGGCGTTAGCGGATTCAAGCGCTTCAATGTAGTCGTAAACTTCGGAAGGAACTTCTACCTCAG